AAGAATTGCACCTATTGTGCAGAGGCCAAGTCATTGTTAGATGATATGGAAGAAGTATATGAAGAGAGAGTATTAGATACAGCAGAGAAGGTTAGGAGATTTAAAAATGCCGGCCATACTACTGTACCGCAAATCTTTCTACACATAGGTGGATTCCATGAACTAGAGGATTACTTCTATGGAGAAGAAGTATCATTTAAACCGGATATAAAGCTAGTGGAGGACACTAAACCACCAAAGATAGGTGCATTATCCGGAGAGAAAAAAGTGATATCCTTTGCAGAGAAAAGAGCATTGGTTAAAGCTAAAAAAATGTTTAACAATGATGATAAGGAAGATAAATGAATACTAAAAATTATTTAGCTAGTGAAACTTACATAGCTGTAACATCTGATTTAGCAGAGAATCTTATGCGAGGTATTTTAAAATTCGAATATGATTCTTATATTATAGAAGATAAAGAAGGTAATGAAGTATATACTGAAGAAGGACAAGAAATATTTGAAGAATGTTTAGAGCAAATAGAAGGTCTTTTAAATAGTAATAATATTTTTATTGAAGGGTATGAGAGTTGCACAGAATGATTATATATGATATCATAAACATAGACAAAGTTATGACAAAAATAAAACCTATAATAAGAGTACCAAATATTGTGGCAAAAAATTTACTTGACACAAGATATAGGCAGAGGATTGTAAAGAACAAAAAGAAATATAATAGAAGGAGAAACAACAATGTATGTGATAGCACATAGTTTATTTAAATCAAATAAGTGGTTAAGAGAATGTCCTTGGGAGGAGAACTTTCCAGTAGACCAGTTAGTTGATGACAATAATAGAATATTAAAATTTAAAACAAAACAAGAAGCTCTGGATAATTTAAAATCCTGGGGAGTTAATGTGAGCATTGCTCATGAACAAGGTGTAACAATAGAAGGTATAAATTAATGACTGAAATATTTATGTTATATTATTTTTTAGGCGGAATACTATTAGGAATGTTTTTAATTTTATTAGCATATCTTTTAACCAAAAAATAGGAGGTAAAATGTACGACCCAGTAGTAATAACAATGTTAGAAAAGAATGTGAAGGATTTACAAGAACAATTAAAAAACTCTCACATTAGAATTAAACAGTTAAATGAAGAGAATTATAAATTAAGAAGAGCATTAGGCATAGAAAAAGATAACGGAAAAAACATAACTAATTCTTCTGATGGAGTGTGGTTAGGAGATGCACAGATGCCTGATGCGGAGCATTTAAAAAAACAGTCTAGTATAGATAAAGATGAGTAAGGCAAGAGAAAGAAGATTAAAGGCAACCGGTAAATGGTTTAAGAAAAATGAAAGGCCAGAAAATTTATGGTACAACCACATCTTTCCTATTGCGTTATTAATAAGTTTATTTTTTTTAATTTATAATTTATAGGAGTTTGAAATGAATAATCTTTGGGATAAAGATGCAAAAAAAATGTATCGAAAATTATTTAGAGAGTACAAACGTGAGGGTTGCTCTAATGAAGAGGCAAGAAGATATGCTGAAAATGATTGTAAGAACAGCATAGGACTTGATATTTTTTCAGCAGAAAAAGTTTATAAAAATAAGTTAAAAGATTTTGATTGACATAAAAAAATATCTCGATATAATATATAAATATTTTAATATAATAATTAATATAATAATTAATATATTTATTTTATTATTATCCTTATGGGTATTATATATTTTTATTATGATGTTTTATTATACTTTTAAATAAATAAAAAGAAAGGAAAATAAATTGATAGGATTAGAATTTATATTAATATACACTGCGATATACACTATCATAGGTTTAAGCAATAGCATAGGTATGATGTGATGCAGAGTAAGTGGATAAGCAGAGGAGAATGCCCTTCATGTGGGTCAAGTAATGGTTATAACATTCATGTTGATGGACATGCCTTCTGCTTTTCCTGTAACAAAAGATTTAACAATGTAGGAGAGGCAAAAGTGCAAAGCAAAGTAGTAGAAATACAAAATAAAATTTCTAGCACAGGAGATTATGGGAGTATAACTGATAGAAGAATATCAGAACAAACTGCTAGAAAATACAGAACAAAATTAAGAAGGAATGGTACAGTAATAACACACCATTACTATGAATATTTTAATACAGATGGTAGCCATGTTGCTACAAAGATTCGCCAGGTAGAAGGTAAAAGAATATGGTCTCAAGGAGATATGGGAGATGCCTTACTGTTTGGTCAAAACTTATTTAAGTCAGGCGGAAAATATATTACTATCGTTGAAGGAGAGATAGATGCCATGTCTACTTACGAAATGTTAGGTAGCAAGTGGGCGGTGGTGTCAATCAAGAATGGAGTACAAAGTGCTGTGCAGAATTGTAAACAACACTTGGAGTACCTAAACAGTTTCGATAATGTTGTTGTATGTTTTGATAACGACAAGCCTGGGATTGAGGCCTCACAAAAGGTTGCTCAATTATTTGAACCTAACAAGTGTAAGATTGTAAGATTAGATTACAAAGACCCTAACGAATATCAAAAGATTGGAAAGTCAAAGGAGTTTGTTCAGGACTGGTGGAGTGCAGAATCATACACACCGGCAGGCATAATGAACCTTGCCAAGCTAGGAGACTCTTTGTATGAAGAAGATTATTGTGAAACTATACCCTATCCTTGGAGTGCCATGAACGAAAAAACATATGGCATGAGAACAGGAGAGTTAGTTACATTTACTTCCGGTGCCGGCATGGGTAAGTCTTCAATCATGCGTGAGTTGATGCACCACATTCTTAAAAACTCTAATGACAATATAGGAATACTAGCATTGGAAGAGAGTACAAAGAATACTGCCTTCAACATCATGTCAGTAGAAGCCAATCAAAGATTATACATAAAAGAAATACGTAATCAATTTTCAAGAGAACAATTAAATCAATGGCAGAAAGATACGATTGGTTCTGGTAGGTTCTTTGCCTTCGACCACTTTGGTTCAATAGGTAATGATGAGATACTATCTAGGGTTAGATACATGGCCAAGTCTTTAGATTGTAAGTGGATATTTTTAGACCATTTATCTATCCTAGTTAGTGGGCAAGATGAAGGAGATGAAAGAAAATCTATTGATGTATTGATGACTAAATTACGTTCACTGGTAGAAGAAACTGGAGTTGGTTTATTATTAGTATCACATCTTCGTAGACCATCAGGAGATTTAGGACACGAGAATGGAAAGGAAGTTACTCTATCACATTTGAGAGGGAGTGCAAGTATTGCTCACCTATCTGATAGTGTGATTGCTTTAGAAAGAAATCAACAAGCAGATGATGAAGTTATAGCATGCACAACAACAATTCGTATATTAAAGAATAGATATACTGGAGAGACAGGTGTATGTTCTTACTTGCATTATGATAAAAAGTCTGGTAGAATGTCACAAATAGACAATCCTTTTGAAGATGAATTTAACGAAGCACAAGGAGTAATGTAATGAATTGTTGGCACTGCGGAGTAGAACTAATATGGGGTGGAGACCATGACCTTGAAGAAGAAGACCATTATGATATTGCTACTAATTTGAGTTGTCCTAAATGTGAAACACATGTAGATGTATACCATAAGTTTGAGTTACCTACTATGAAAAAACAACAAGAGTTATTTAGTGAACCTGAAATGTGGAGTCATTATTGTCCAGAGGAACAATCAGAAATGGAGATAGGTAAAGGAGAAGAATGCAGTTGGTGTGGTGCTGAAGAAAAATGAAAGTAGTTCTTGATATTGAAACAGATGGCTTTAATCCTTCTAAGATACATTGCATAGTAGCAAAGGATATAGATACTAATACTGTATATGTATGGGACTCATATAACATGTATGGTTTTAAAAGTTGGGCTAAAGGTGTAGATAAATTTATCATGCATAATGGTTTATCTTTTGATGCTCCTGTTTTAAATAAATTATTAGATGCAGAGATACTTCCAGGTAATATTGTAGATACATTAATATTATCTCAGTTATTTAATCCTATAAGAGAAAAAGGTCATGGCCTTAAAGCATGGGGAGAAAAACTAAACATGCTTAAAGGTGGTGAGGGAGTAAACTTTTTAAAATATAATAAAGCTATGTTAGATTATTGTAAACAAGACGTAGAGATTACACACGCTGTTTACAAAGAGTTGTTAAAAGAAAGTAAAGGGTTTACAAAAGAGTCTATAGATTTAGAACATGATATTAGATTAATCATAGACCAACAAGAGAAGAATGGTTTTGCTTTTGATATAAGAAAAGCACAGGAGTTATTAGCAAAACTAAAAGATGATATCTATGATTTAGAACAATGGTCTTTGGAAGAGTTTGAACCCACCATTGTAGAGATGAAGACGAAGACAAAGGAGATACCTTTCAACATAGGTTCTCGTCAGCAGATAGCAGATAGGTTGATGAAGAGAGGTTGGAAACCAAAACAGTTTACTGATAAAGATAATATTATAATTAATGAAGCTGTTTTAAAAACAATTAAAGAGCCAGAGTTGAAACTAACTGCAGAAAGATTTGCAAAGTATTTCTTACTGCAGAAAAGGGCAGTAATGGTAGAGTCTTGGATTGAGGCATGTGACACTAATAATAGAGTACATGGAAGAGTAATGACATTACGAACTGTTACTGGTCGCATGGCACATAACTCACCTAACATGGCACAAGTGCCGGCTACATACTCACCTTATGGTAAAGATTGTAGAGGTCTCTGGACTATATCAGATACTATAAATTATAAATTGGTAGGCACTGATGCTAGTGGTTTAGAGTTACGTTGTCTTGCACATTATCTTAATGATACATCTTATACAGATGAGATATTGAATGGAGATATACATACAAAAAATATGGAGTTGGCCGGTATAAAAGATAGAGACCAGGCAAAGACTTTTATATATGCTTTTCTTTATGGTGCTGGTGCAGAGAAGATAGGTAAGATAGTAGGAGCTGGAAAACAACAGGGTAATGTTTTAATTAATAGGTTCTTATCTAACTTACCTTCTCTTAAAAGACTACGTAGTCAGGTAGAAAGTGCTGGCTATAAAGGAAGAATAAAAGCTATTGATGGTAGGTACTTAAAAGTTAGGAGTCCGCATTCGGCATTAAATACTTTATTACAAGGAGCAGGTGCAATTATTTGTAAGCATTGGTTACTAAGAATTATACACAGAGTTTATAATAAAAAACTAGATGTAAAACTTGTGGCCTCTGTGCATGATGAGTACCAGTTTGAAGTACATAATAAAGATATATCAGAGTTTTGTAATATTACAAAGATAGCTATGAAAGAAACGGAGAACTTATTAAAACTAAGATGTCCTTTAGATAACGATTACAAGGTAGGAGTAACATGGGCAGAAACTCATTAGAGCCAAAGACAGAAGATAGAAAGAAGTTTGACCTGGATTTACAGTATGGTCAAGTAAGAGAAAAGATTGTGGCCGACATGCTACAAGATAAAAAAATAGAAGTAAAGTCTGAAAGAGGTATGTGGTTACAGACAGGTAACATAGCTATAGAATATGAAAGCTATGGTAAACCTAGTGGTATTAATGCTACTAACTCAGACTATTGGTTTCATAATTTATGTGTGGGAGATGAAGTGTTTGGCACATTAGTGTTTGAAACAAAGATGTTAAAGAAAATTATTAATGCATCTATTAATAATAACCAGGTTAGGAGTGTATCTGGTGGAGACCATAACGCATCTAGAATGTATTTACTAAATATACAGAATCTTTTTTCTCAAAATATAATTAAAAATTCAACAGGAGATGTCAATGACTAAAGAGACATGGAAACAAATTATATATCCAATTTTTTTTAGAGGTTATGAAATAAGTAACGAAGGTAATATAAGAACTAATTGGAAAAAACATGCTAATCAATATAAAAGAGAACAACAAGAAACTTGGAGAGAACACAAAACATTTAAATATCATAAAGGAAAAAAAACTACAAGTCCTAATAAAAAGTATGTGCAGACAAGATTGAATATTAATAATGATGAATTAGAAAAACAAACAGACCATAATTATTATAAGAAACACAAAAATACAACCACTAGAAGTTTAGATGTTCATAGATTAGTTGCACTACATCACATAGAACTTAAACCAAGTAATCTAAAAGGTTTAAATATGACAGATGAAGAATGGAAAAATGTTCCTAACGTATTAAAAGATTTTGTAAGAGAATGTATAATAGTTAATCATAAAGATAATAATGGTTTAAATAATAACGTTAGTAATTTAGAATTTTGTACTCAAAAATATAATACTCAACATTATTATAGAGAACATTTTACAGAAGAAAAAAGAGAAGAGAGTAGAAAAAAAACATTAGAAGGATTAAAAAGAAAAAAAGTATTGACAGTAAATAATTTTTAATATACAATATAAGTTTATTAACTAAAAAAGGAGTACACCAATGAGTGTAATAAGTGGAACTGCTTACTGGGCGAGCATACAAAGCCCAAACACAAAGTTTGAACCAAGCTGGCAAATAGATGTTGGTAATCTAGATGATGCTAACAAAGCTATTGCAGAGAGTGATGGTCTCAATATAAAGACTGATGAGACTAAAGGAGATTATGTTACCATCAAAAGAAAAGTTAAGAGAAAAGATGGTAATGATAATACTCCACCTGTAGTAGTTGATGCACAGAAAAGACCTATGATGGATTTAGTAGGTAATGGTTCTAAAGTTAATGTACTATACACAACGTATGAGTGGAAGTACGCAGGTAAGGAAGGAATATCCGCAGACCTAAAAAAGATTCAGGTTGTTGATTTAATTCCTTACGAAGAGAGAGAAGACTTTGATGTTGTCTCTGATGGTTACGCATCTGCAGAAGCAGGTGGTGAAAAAATTCCTTTTGCCTCTTAATAAGGAATAGTGGGAGACTGTGTAGTTTAGCAGTCTCTCATGCAGTATCATGAAAAAAATAGAAACATTAGTAGAAGATATCTACAACTTATTTGAAAAGAAGAATGAAAACTTAACAGAAAAAGAAGTAGATAAATGTATAGATAATTTTGCTAAGTCTGTTAAAGTTCATGTAAAAGATTTTTTAAAACAAAGACCTGAAGAAAAACCTAGGTTGAGATTATCAACAATAGGTAGACCTGATAGACAGTTGTGGTATGATTTTAAAAAGCCACATAATAAACCTTTAGCACCAAGCACTAGAATTAAATTTCTTTATGGTTATATATTAGAAGAGTTATTAATTATGTTGTCTTCTATTGCCGGTCATAAAGTAACACAACAACAGAAGCAAGTACAGGTTGAAGGAATAAAGGGACACCAAGATTGTTTTATTGATGGAGTATTAGTAGATTGTAAGAGTGCATCTGGTATAGGTTATAGTAAATTTAAATATAATAACTTATCTAGTGATGACCCTTTTGGTTATATACCTCAAATATCTGCATATGCTGAAGGCAATGGTGTAGAAGAGGCCGGCTTTCTAGTTATTAATAAATCAACAGGAGAAATATGTTATACAAAAGTACATTCATTGGAGATGATAAATGCAGGAGATAGAATACAAAAAATTAAAAAAGTTGTTAAATCAAATGCACCACCAAGTAGATGTTATCCTGCGATTCCTGATGGAAAGTCTGGTAACTTTAGGCTCAATACTCCTTGTGTTTATTGCAATTATAAGTTTGATTGCTGGAGTGATTCTAATGATGGTAAAGGACTTCGTTCTTTTAAGTATTCAACTGGGCAAAGATATTTCACACACGTTGAGAAAGAGCCTAATGTAGAAGAGATAAAGTGAAGAAAGAACCTGATATAATACAGATAGAAAACATATTTTATTCAGAACCTATTAACTCTGAAAGAAGATTATTTTTGTCTGTAATATTACAAGCACTATTAGATGTATCTAAAAAAATTATTACACCACAAGATAAAGTAAATAAGTCTAGAGCAGAGTCTTGGTTTTTTACAAGTGTGGGAGTAACGTGTGAAAACTTTGAATCAGTTTGTCAAATGGCAGGAGTACAACCAAATAAAGCTAGGTCATTTGCTTATCAGGTTATACGTTCTACTGATAAAAACTTTTTAAGAAAAAGAATAAGAAATGTTTTGAGAGGTGAAGATG